CATGGCCGATTTTGTGCTGGTGTCGCGGCGTGTTCTCGGTGACGATACCCATGCCCACCGGGTCTTCAAATATCATTTTTTGCTGGGAGCGGATTGGAAGCTGTGCTGCCGCAAGCTCAACGTCGATCGCGGCGAATTCTTCCACGACGTTTACCGCATCCAACAGAAGCTTGGCCGCGCATTCCGCGAATTGGAGCCGCATGCGTTGTTTCCGCTCGACGAATACTTCGGCAGCGCTATGCGGCCAGTGCAGCCGATCGATCTGATGTTACCGGTCGAACCGAAGGTCGCAGCGGCGGGCACACAACGCCGCAAATTGACGGTACCGCTCGCCTCGGCTGCAGCTTAAATTTCTTCTCTCTGTTCACGGCATGGCGCGTGCGGATTGCGTTCTATCGAGGTCCAGGCGACTGGATTACGCGTATCATTCGTGTTCTCACGCGCGGACCCTATAGCCACGTGGAATTAGTCTTCTCGGACGGCCGCCGCTTCAGTGCCTCCGGCCGCAAGCCTGCCGGGGTTCGCTTCAGCAGTGAACCGCATGGCGCCGGTTGGGACTTTATCAAACTTCCGGTCACAGCCGAACAAGAGCGGGTGGCCCGGGGCTTCGCCGCGGTGCTGGAAGGCTCGCCCTTCAAGTGGCGCGGATTGTTCCGGTTTATTGCTCCCTTCTTAGGGGATGGGCCGAATAGCCATTGGTACTGCTCGGAGCTGGTGTTGTGGCTGCTCCAGCGCTGCTTCGGGTGGTTTCAAAACGTGCCGCTGAAAATTTCACCAAACGGCCTTTACCGGCTCTGTGCAGAGATCGCTGTTGCTGCATGAAATTCGGCGCCCCTGCGCCGCGCCTGGGTGCCCGGCGCTGGTCGAACGAGGCTACTGTGCAGCGCACGCGTCCCGCGTGCAAGCGATCACTCGCCAATACGATCGGCAGCGCGGCAGTTCCACCAAACGCCTCTATGACTGGACATGGCGCAAGTTCCGAGCCTGGTTTTTAGCGCAACCGAAAAACCAAGTCTGCGCCGACTGCCGGCGAAAGCCCGCGGTTGAGGTGCACCACATCAAAAAAGTGCAAGAGTTTCCGGAACTCCGGCTCGATCCACAAAATTGCCGCGGCCTCTGCAAAGGCTGCCACTCCGCACGCACGGCGCGGGGCGAATAACTTATGAAGCACACCGTCACCCGCAAAACCACCGCTGCACAGAAGGAACTGGAGCAAGAGAGCACCCGCATGGCGGCGTGTCTGTGCTCCGCGATCGACGCCGTGAAGCAGGCCGAGACCTACGCCGGCAGGAAAGATTCCGCCCTTCGCTTTTCTTCCGACAACATCAGCTCGATCGGCTTGTCGCTGTATATTCGCCGGCGCGAGGAAGCCAAGCCGTCCAAACCGATTTTTCAAAAGCTCGTCCGTGACACGGAGGCCAGGATCGATGCCCGCGAAAGCAGGTACTCCGCTCACGATGTCACGGACGGGGCGCGATCGCCAGAGACGCCCCACACTGACCACTAACACCTCCATGAAATATCTGCTTCTGATTCCCGCCAACTGTCTACAGGCTGGCTATCACGTGCGGGAGTTCGCAACAGCGAAGGAACTGGCCATCTACATCCGGGACAACGGATGGAAAGACGCCATCATCGCCAGACGCATGGGGGTGGAATTTCATCTGAGCGACTGGGACGGCCCCGCGGCCGATGAGTTTTGATGGCGCGTCCACGTAAACCGACAGCGCTGCTGGAACTGACCGGCGCTTTTGCAAAGGACCCGCAACGCCGGCGTCCGGACGAGCCGAAACCGAACGGTCCGTTAGGCCAACCGCCACCGGCGTTTGATAACGAGCCAGGGCTGACGGCGATCTGGCACGAATTGGCGGCCATGGTGCCGGCAAACGTGCTGGCCACCTCCGATCACTGGTTAGTGGAACTTGCGTGCCGCACGATGCAAAAGGTGCGGAAAGACACGGCTTTGGCCTCGGAACGAAATCTTTTGCTGAGTTGCCTCAGCCGCATGGGGCTGACTCCTTCGGATCGATCGAAAATTGCCGTCCCGCAAGAAGAACGAGAGCTCGATGAACTCGGCAAGCTTGCCGCCGAATGCCGAGCCGTTAAACCCAACTGAGGACTTGCCGCGGAACTACGCCGCGACCGCCCGGCAATACATTGATGACGTCCTGGAAGGGCGCATTTCCGCTTGCAAATGGGTGCAACTGGCCTGCCGCCGGCAGGTCAACGACCTGGCGCGGACGGATTGGCGATGGATTTTCGACGAAGCCAAGGCCAATCGGGTCTGCCGGTTTATCGAGCAACTACCGCACATTGAGGGCGAGTGGGCGGCCAAGGGCCAAAAGATCCGGCTGGAACCCTGGCAGTGTTTTTGGCTCTGCTGCGTCTTCGGCTGGGTGGACCGCGAAACCGGACACCGCCGGTTTCGCATCGCGTACATCTGCATCCCGCGCAAGAACGGCAAGTCCCTGCAGGCCGGCGGCGTGGGCAATTACATGTTCTGCGCCGATGGCGAATTCGGCGCTCAGGTGTATGCCGGCGCGACCTCGAAACGTCAGGCGCAGAAAGTCTTCGGACCGGCGAAGAAGATGATTCAGCGCTCGCCCCGGTTGCGCGAACTGTTCGGCATTCATATCGGCGCCGGCAAGATGGTCATCTTCGCCAACGGGAGCGAATTTGAGCCGATCATCGGCAACCCGGGCGATGGCGATGGCCCTTCCTGCGCGATTGTCGACGAGTATCACGAGCACAAGACGGATCGTCTGGTGGATGCGATGCAAACCGGCACCGGCGCCCGCCGCCAGCCGCTGGTGGCCATCATTACGACGGCTAGCAGCAACATCGCCGGGCCCTGTCATGAGCTGCAGACCGACATCGAAAAGATTCTCGAAGGCACCATCGAGCGGGATAACACCTTCGGGATCATCTATACCGTCGACGAAGAGGATGACTGGACCACCGAACAGGCGCTGATTAAAGCGAACCCGAACTACGGGGTCAGTGTTTACGCGGATTATCTGCGATCGCAACAGGCGATCGCGATGCAGAATCCCGCGAAACAGAACATCTTTCTCACCAAACACCTCAACATCTGGGTCGGGGCCGATCGGGCCTGGATGAACATGCAGTCCTGGAAGGCGCTGGGAGACTCCTCGCTCAGAATCGACGATTTCCGAGGCCTGCCGTGCTGGATGGGCGTTGATCTGGCGAGCAAAAGAGACATCACGGCCGAAGTTTTGATTTTCCTCAAGCCCAATGGGAACGCCGATCATTATTACGCGTTCGGCCGCTACTTTCTGCCGGAGTTGGTGGCGAGCGATCCGAAGCATCAGCATTACCAGAAATGGAAGCTGAACGGGCATCTGCAGGTGACGCCGGGACGGGTGATCAACTACGACGCGATTACAGAGCAGGTGATTGCCGACGTGCGGGAGTACCGGCCGAAGGAATTAGGCTTTGATCCCTGGAACGCCGAACAATTTTCCCAGCGCGTGGTGACGGAAACCGGGGTAACCCGCGTGGAGATTCCCAACCAGGTGCGGTTTCTGTCAGAGCCGATGAAGCAGTTGGAAGCACTCATCATCGACGAGTGCCTCCACCACGATGGCAACCTGGCGCTCGCCTGGATGATGAGCAACGTGGTGGCGCACACCGACAAGAAAGACAACATTTTCCCGAATAAGGAACGAGCCGAAAGCAAGATTGACGGCGCGGTGGCGCTGATTATGGCGCTCTCCCGTGCGCTAGTAACGCCCGACGATAACTTCACTTCTCCGATGGTCATCAGCATATGAACTTTATGGGGCGCGTTGGCGCCTGGCTGGGCAGTCCGTTCCGTGCGGACGTGAGCGGAGCGCCCGCTCCCTGGGACGACTATTGGTACCGTCCTATCGGCGCGGCCTCGGCTTCCGGTTTACGCGTCGATGCGAATTCGGCCAAGCGGATTGCGGCGGTGCTGGCATGCGTTGGCATCATCGGCCGGAACATTGGCATGATGCCGTTCCGGATTTATACGGACACGGCGAACGGAGAAAAACGGCCAGTTCCGAATCATCCCGTTTATCAAATGCTGGCCACCCGGCCGAACGCCCGGCAGACCCCCTTCGAATTTTTCCAGATGATGCAGGGGCACGTCGAACTTCGCGGGAACGCCTACGCCGAAATCATTCCTGGCACGCGCAGCGCGGTAGAGCAACTCGTTCCATTGCATCCCGACCGGACTGAAATCAAGCAGCTTCAGACGGGGCGGCTGCTGTATGTCTACGATGATCCAGTAACGAAACAGAAGCGCACGCTGGTCGAAGAAGAGGTCTTTCATCTCCGCAACTGGAGCGACGACGGCATCAGCGGGCAATCCACCGTTTCGATGGGGTGCGATGTCTTCGGCACGGCCCTTGCGGAACAGGACTATGCGGCCCGTTTCTTTAAGAACGACGCGCGGCCGGGCGGCATCATCGAGGGCACGAACTTTCGGGATGAAGAAGCCGTCAAGCTGTTTCGGGCACAATGGCAGGAATCGCAGACGGCCGCCAACCGGCATAAAACCGCGCTGCTTCCCCAAGGGCTGTCTTACCGGGAGATTGGCGTCAAGCCGTCCGACGCGCAACTGCTCGATGCGCGTAAGTTCAGCCGGATCCAAATCTGTTCGATCTTCGGCGTTCCACCGCACCTGATCGGGGAAACCGAGAAAACCGCCACTTACGCAAGCGTGGAACAGTTCAACATCATGTTCGCGGTGCAGTGTTTATTGCCCCGCATTGTGATGTGGGAGCAGGCGATTCAGCGCGACCTGATTCTGCAGCCGCGCTTTTATCCGAAATTTTCTATGGCCGCGCTCCTGCGCGGTGACACGGCAAGCCGGTATGCCGCGTACAAAATCGCGATTGAATGCGGCTGGCTGTGTCAGGACGATGTGCGCGCGCTCGAAGATCTGAACCCTATTCCGGATGGAAGCGGCAAGACCTATTGGCGCCCTCTGAACTGGGCGCCTTTGGGACAGATCAACAGCTCCGGGAGCGGAAACTCGGGCGCCGCGGAGCCGGACGAAACAACGATCACGGACCCGGCCGAGGGGGGCGGCGCCGGAAACGATGCTGCCCACCTCGGCCGCTTGAAATTGCTCGCCTCTTCCGCCGCCGGGCGATGCGTAAGAAAAGAAACTGCGGCACTCCAGAAGCTCAAGGAACGCCAGGCGGAGGCGTCGGAATTCGAACGATTCTACGCGGAACACGCCGGATTTCTGGCGGAAGTGCTGCAAATCAAGCCCGAAACCGCCCGTCACTACGCCCAAATCAGTCCCTCTCTGCAGCCGGAGCAGCGAATCCTGCACCTAACCGAACTCGCCACTGGAGGCGTACGATGAAAACCTATTCCCGCATTTTGAGCGCGGCATACTCCGCGGTCTGGGCCATTCAGCCCGAAAAGCTACAGGCCATTCTGGCCTTCCTGGAACTGAAGGCCGCCGGGCGCGGACCATCGGAAGAAACGCTTGCGCAAATTCACGCGGCCAATATCGAAGCGGCGAAGCGATCGGCATCGATCGCCAGTGCCAGCGGCTCCGTCGCAGTGCTTCCGCTCTATGGGCTCATCTCCCATCGCACCAGCGCCATGAGTGAGATTTCCGGGCCGGGTGGCACGTCCTGTCAGGGGTTTACGAAGCAGTTCCGGCAAGCGCTCAACGATCCCAACTGCAAGGCGATCGTGGTGGACGTCGATTCGCCCGGTGGAACGGTCGACGGCGTCTCTGAACTCGCGAATGAAATCTTGCAGGCGCGGGGCAAAAAGCCCATCACCGCGGTGTCCGACTGCCTCATGGCGTCGGCGGCCTACTGGATTGGATCGGCTTGCGACGAAATCGCGGTGAGCCCGTCTTCGAGGACTGGCAGCATCGGTGTGTACACCTCGCATGAGGACGAATCGCAAGCGCTCGAACAGGAAGGCGTCAAAGTCACGCTGGTGGCAGCCGGCAAATATAAGACCGAGGGAAATTCCTACCAGCCGCTGAACGATGAAGCGCGAGCGGCGATGCAGCAGACCGTGGAAAACTATTACGGCCTATTCGTGAACGATGTCGCCAAGGGCCGCGGTGTCAAAGCCGACGATGTGCGCAACGGGTTCGGCGAAGGCCGGATCGTCAGTGCCACGCAGGCGGTGAAACTCGGCATGGCGGATCGCGTGGCCACACTCGACCAGGTGCTGTCCGGATACGGTGCGAGCCGCAGCGGAACTACTTCGCCCATGGCGGCATCGAATCCCGCCGTCGCGGCCAATCTTGACCATCTGCGCCGGCGCGTGGAGATCGAAGAACTCTAAACAGGTTTTGGGACGCCATCGCGTCCCTGTAGTACCGGCACTCCACGCTCTCCGTTGAGAGTCTGCCGCAGTGCCAACTCAGTCACTAATTCACAGGAGAAAAAGTATGAATATCAAGCATCTGCGGCAGCAGAAGGCAGACGCTTCGGCAAAGGCCAAAGCTGTCCTCGAAGCCGCCGAAAAAGAGAACCGTCTGCTCACCGAAACCGAGCGCACGGAATTCGACGCCACGATGAAAAACGTCGAGGCGCTGAATGGCGATATCGCACGCGCGGAAGCGTTGCTCGAAGCCGAGCGCAACACCCCCGTAAGCCGCGTGAGCCAAGTGCACGACAACCGGGAGGACAAGCCCTTTGCTTCCCTCGGCGAGCAACTCATGGCCGTGAAAGAGCACGCGCGCACCAGCGGGCGCAACACCGACCCTCGTCTGTTGGCCGCTCTCGGCTCGAACGAAGCCGTGGACGCGGAAGGCGGATTCCTCATTCAGCCGGAATTCGCGACGGGCTTGTGGAAGCGCAGCTATGACAGCGCGGTGGTGGCGTCGCGTTGCTCGGATATGGACATGAGGAGCAACCGGCTCATCATGAACGCCGTGGACGAGGACAGCCGCAAGAATGGTTCCCGCTGGGGTGGCATCCAGGCGTATTGGCAATACGAGGCGTCAACCTACACTGCCACGAAGCCGAAGTTCCGCCCGATGCAGTTGACCGCCAACAAGCTGATTGGCCTCTGCTACGCGACCGAT